CTAGCGTTTCAAGAGTTTTGGCAATATAAACCAAATCTTGAGCTGTATAAGTGCTTGCAGCAAGTGAAGCAGTGATTTCTGCTTTGACCGCTTCAATTTGCGTATTAAGCGCTGAGTAGGACGGCATTAGTTATCTCCTTCGAGGGATGTACCCAGTAAGCTAGTATAAATAAAATCGGTCATTTTAAGTCCTTAACTACCTGTCTTCTGACCGTAATCAGAAGGACCAAAAATATTAAGGCCCAACCAACGGTCATTTCTTAAGAAATTGATCTGATTAGTGACGTCTCCTGAGGCACTAACAGCAGCTATTGCCTGGTCTCTGGCTAGCTCAATGTCGTCTATAGAGTCTTCTTCTGCATTGGCTAGTGCGGTTAGGGAGGCGTCTCTTGCTGTATTTACCGCTCCAACAGCTGAGGTACCTGTTGAGGCAACGACGGTTTCTGCATCATTCTTTAGTTGATTTATGCTTGTAGTAGCATTATTTGCTGCCGTAGTAATCTGCCCCAAAGACTGAATAACAAGGTCAATAATGTCTTGAGTGTTGGTTTCACCCAACTCTTCTAACAAGTCTTCAATTGTTGCTATAACGGGGTTAGCCACTGCATTAAATGATGCAATAGCTGCTGTTGCTGCAGAGTTTAGGTTTGTAGTAGCTGTGTCTACAACCGCAGTTAGATTAGTATTAGCGGTAGATACCGTATTGTTTAATGCTGTAGAGGCTGCAGTAGCTGTTGAGGTTACCTGCCCCTGTTGATAGGTACCCTCTGCAATAACTCGAGTAAGAGCTAGATTAGCTACTGCGGCTTCAAGAGCCTTCATCTGAATTAGAAGGTCTTTGTTGTCGATGTTGGTAGCTACCGCTTCAACTTTAGCGGTAATAACCGCTTCTAATGCAGAGAAGTCGGGAGTAATAGGCACTATGGTCTCCTTATAAGCCTGCTAAGGCTACTGCCTCAATAAACGCTACGTCAGAAATAATTCTTACTTCTTCGGATTCTTCATCGAAGACTACTGTAAGGCCTTGATGGTTATCATGGTTAAAGGTAGAAAATATTACAGGAATAATTTCTTGAATTGGGCCTGCAGGTCCGGTAGGTCCGGTAGGTCCTATAGGAGCAGCACCCACCTCAATCCAATAGTTATCATACCAAATATACGCAGATCCATCAGTAGGATTAAACCAAGCGTCACCATTTGAGGCTCCTACTGGAGGAGTTTCAGAGGTGTACGAAAAGTTACCTATGGGTCCAGTAGATCCGGTTGGACCAGTGGGTCCCGTCGCACCTGTAGGTCCTATATCTCCTTGCGGACCTGTGGGGCCAGTTACAGTACTAGCCTCACCAGTTGCTCCTGTTGCTCCAGTTGGACCAGTTGCACCTATTGCGCCAGTTGGACCAGTAGGTCCAATCTCGCCTTGATTTCCTTGAACACCTTGTTCACCTTGTACGCCTTGCGCACCTGTCGGTCCAGTTGGACCTGTTGCGCCAGTAGGTCCCTGAACTCCAGATTCACCGGTTAATCCAATTGGACCTGTTGCACCAGTTGGTCCAGCTTCACCCTGTGGTCCTGTAGGGCCAACATTACCTTGAGGACCTGTTGGTCCTTGTTCACCTTGTGGACCTATTAAACCTTGTTGACCTTGTGAACCAGTTGGACCTGTCGCACCAGTAGGACCTTGAATGTTTCCAACATTAATCCATTGACTTGTACCTGAATCCCAAACATAAAGAACACCATTAACTAAATAACCTTCTCCAGGATTTCCTGAAACAGGTAGCTGGTTAGAATTATTTAGAGCACCGAGTATATTTAATCCTTGGCCAGTTGCACCAGTAGGACCAGTAGGTCCAGTTGCACCTTGTATACCTTGTGGACCGATAGGTCCAAGTTCTCCTTGAGGACCAATAGGGCCTGTGTCACCAATAGGTCCTTGTGGTCCGATATCACCAGTTAAACCAATTGGACCTGTAGGTCCTGTAACAGTCGAAGCAGGACCAACTTCTCCTTGAATACCTTGTTCACCTTGTGGCCCCACAGGACCGGTGTCACCAACTAATCCTTGTGGACCTTGCGCACCTTGAATACCTTGAATACCTTGCAAACCTTGTTGACCAGTTGGGCCTGTAGGACCAATAGCACCTACAGGACCTTGCGGTCCAACAGGACCTTGAATAGTTCCTACATTGTCCCACTCATCATTAATATCGTCCCACACATAAAGATCACCATCAATTAGGTATGCATCACCAGGATTTCCTGCGGGAGGGAGAGCGCCTTCATTAAGTAAAGTTCCAAGAATATTTACGCCTGTACCAGCAGGACCAGTGGCACCTGTATCACCAGTAGGTCCAGTAGCTCCACGAGAACCAGTTGGACCAATAGGACCAGTAGCACCTTGTGGACCTTGAATACCTGTAGGTCCTTGAATACCAGCAGGACCAGTTGCGCCTGCGGGACCTGTTACACCTTGCGGTCCTGTTTCACCACGAGGGCCAGTAGATCCTGTAGGACCTTGCGCACCTGTAGGACCAGTAACTGTACTAGCTGCACCTGTTGGACCTGTTGCACCTGTAGGTCCTGTTGCGCCAGTAGCACCGGTTGCACCAGTTGGACCAGTTACATTTGATGCAGCACCAATTGGGCCTGTAGGACCGGTAGGTCCCATAGGACCGGCTGGTCCCATTGCATCAGAACCAAAGATAACTACTTCTGGACTTTGTTGAGTTATCTCTACGATCTCTGGATCATGTGGCATAGTTACTCCGAGATCTCAGGCTTAGTAAACACTTTACCTTCTAAGTATGTTCTTACTGCTCCCGTAGAGTTGTTAGTTAATTGAATATCATAGTACGCAGTACGGGGTAGCGCTTCTGTTTGATCGCTAGTTAAAGACAAGGTTAGGGTATCTAAAATACCATTAAGAACTGATGCGCTTTTTACAATAGTAAATGTTGCAAGAATAATAGGTCCAACTTGATTGCTTGGATATGTTGGGAATAGGCGTATCTGCGATAGTGGAGTGTAGCCAGCAAGATCCATTGAAAACTTAAGCTGGATACTGAAGTTATCTCCTGAGTAAAGAGATAGATCTTTGTTTACTACCGAGCTTGCAGGAGTAATATCGCCATAATCTGGAATAGGTAGATAAACACGTTGTGGCAGTGAACCATCATCAATCTCTTGTGGGCGGTACAGAGGCACGTAGCGATTTGTACGTCTGCTGATACGGCGAAGATTAAATACATCAATCTTGTATAGACCAGTACCAAGTAGCATACATAGTTCGCGGTACTGTTCTCTTCTTTGTTGAATAATATCGGATACCTGACGGAAACGCTCTGATCTAGGAATAGATACGCCGTCAGGTGAAATGATGTCGATATCAAAGGCAGAGTCTGTAGCTAAGGTATATAAGGCCATAGTTGAAGCCAAAAGAACTATTGGGTATTCATCAATCCCTGGAACAGTTGCTATAGTAACTCTAGAACCGCTGCTGTCTGTAAGATGTGCCGCATGCTCTAGAAAAGCGTTATTTATATAGTATTGAGTTTCTGCATCAGTAAAATATTTAAAAGCAGTTCCAGAGATAACAATAGCTGCGTTATTTGCCGGCACTGCTGCTAGGGTAACCATACCCATAACTTCTTCAACGCTAGCTGAACTAGAAACTTCTACGTTGTCTACTTTTATAGATAGGGAGGCAGCATTTACTGGGGAATGAGTTAGCTGAAATCGCTTGCGCTCGCCATCTCCTCGAAACTCTTCAACGAAGGTTCTAGTGATATCGCCTATTTCCGCCCGTAGACGGTCGCTAAGTCCTGATAAAGTCGCCACTAATCCTCGCATCTATCTTGGTAAACCGGCATCCTATAATCTCAAGAAGATTAGAAATACGCAGGGTAAATAAAGACCCACCCCGACTAGGAGGGCGTGTCTTCGTCGGAGTGGGCAACTTTAGTTTAAATTAGAGCCGTTCGTACAAATAGCCCTTTTCTTGTAGGTGTTGAGCTACATGCTTAGGTACTTTGTATTTTTGACCGGCTTTGAAAGTATAGTGTTTGCCTACGCCGATAGTTACGTGTTCTAGATCTTCGGCTACACGGACAACTTGTGCATCATCCGCCATGGTAACGCCCACTGATTCAATCTCATCAAGTATTGTTGGCGAATCAGGATTTTTAGTTACATCTACAACTTCTGTCTCTAGACGAGCTGCAGCAGCCTGAGTTGCCATTGACATTTCGCCAGCACGTCGTGCTAGCTCTTCTGCGTGAGCTTTAAGTTGTTCTTCACGCTGACGTCCTGTGACGTCTGTTACTTTTGCTTTTGCCACGATTATTATTCTCCTATAGGTTGTGTGGGGGCGGGAAAACCCGCCCCCTGTACTACTAAATTAGTTGGTTTCTGCCAAGACTACAGACTGGTCAGTAATTAGACCAAGACCGTAAATAGCGTACCAAGCAAGAGCGTGCTCACGACCGAAGTCAAGAATACCGCCATCGCGGAGTTCGACTGGAAGAGAGATCGCGTGACCAAATGCATTGTCACCAATGAAGATCGCGGTGTAGCGATCCTTATTACCGTTACCGGTCTTTGTTACTGGGGTGGTATAACCTCCACCAGTTGGGTAGACAATGGAGCCAGCAGCAACGTCGGTGTCTGCAGAATAACCTGTGCCTGCACCGTTTGTTACCTTCTGGATCTGAGTGGTCTCAATGAAGACTGTGTCGTACAAACGACCAATCTCACCGAGCATGAAGTTACCTGGAGCAGCGTATTTGGTTACTTCAATGAACTCTGGGAGATCACGAAGACGACGGCTCTGGTGTGGGTGAATAAACGCAACGTAAGTCTCTCCAAGCCTTGGAATGTTCTTGGTTGCGAGGGTCTCAACAGCGTCCTTAACTGTTGATGTTGTTAAATTGAAGTTACCAGTCAAAGAAGCGCGGTTAGTTCCAACGGTTCCTGAGGTATACCAGTCGTTAACAGCAGTGTTAGCAGAACGATCATAACCGTAGATAACGGAAGATGCTGCCATGAGTGTGTCACGAGCCTGGCCATCAAGATAGAGGGCCATATTACGGCCAAGAAGACGTGAAGCCGAAGCCATTACGTCATCAAAAGAAGCATTGAGCAAGAGTTCAGATACTGCAATTGCATAGCCCTGCTCTGCAACGGTAATAGAGAACTGCTGTGCGGTCAATGCGTTGGTCTGCATACGAACACCTTCAACAAGTGCTGATGCAAAACCTAAGTTGTTGTAACGCATAAAGTTAATCTGGAGACCAGGTGCAACGCCAAGCTCTGTCTTCTTAACAGCGAACTGTTCAAAGCGGAGGATTGGCATCGACTGGAAAAGAATTTCCTTTGACCAGATTGTTTGGATTGCTTGCGTCAACTGGCTGTTAGAACCAGAGTACGCGGTAGGTGCGGCAGCTAAATTGCCGGTACCTGTTACGGCTGATGCCATAGTCGGTTTTCTCCTTAGTTATTAAGTTGTTAGATAGGTATTACTACCCGAAGATTCCCTTATTTCGATCGTTTGCTGCTTTTCCAAGTAGCTTAGATCGGTGTTTTGCGTATTCGGTAACCGACATGGCGGATATTTGTTCTGCCGTTAACTGATTTTGCTCCAAATTAGTGTCCATCGGTCCGGTCGGCGGCGCGGTTACCCGGCTGCCTGTCATTTCTTTACGGGCATTCTGCATAGCAGTCTGCGCCGATTCCAGAATTCGTGAAGATCTTTCACGCAACCCTGCAATACTTTGTTCGATCTCTTCAGGATTATTTCCTGAGATCAGGTCTACGAGCTCTGGGATGATGTTATCCCGCTCTTCTTCGAGGCGACGATTGCGGTATTCGGTGACTTCCGCATACTGACGCTCTCTCTGGAGTAGAGCAAACGTGCGTTCACGCTCTAATTTCTCTTCTTCTAGCTTTTGCTGCCACTCTTTTTCCTTAGCTTCAAGAAGTTGGCGTACATCCATTTCTGACTCAGCCTTGCGCCTTGCCTCAGCTTCCGCTTCAGCCTTTTGGCGTTCTGCCTCTGCCAATCGCTCTTCTCGTTCCTTTTTAAGCAAGGCGAGCTCTTCTTTAAGCGAATCTATTTGAGGGTAGAGCTTTGACTTCTCTTGCTCCCGCACTCTTTTTAGATCTAATTCTGTGTAAGTTTTTTCGTTAACTTCACTTACAGCGGGTTCTGCTTTAGTTTCCGTTGCTGCCGGAACGTCAGTTAAAAATGCATCTTTGACGTCTGGAGCATCAACGATATTCGTTGTTTCTGCCATGGTTGTCCCTTAGGTTTTGGAGGTCGTTGTCCGATTTAGTGCCACGATGACCTGCGGATTTATTGGTGGTATTAGGCTGGCAAACTTTTGTCAATTTGTCTGCCTAAATCTAGTGTTTTATCCTATAGACTGATCTGGGTATTTTTCATCTGGAGTACGACGCATAGGCATTTTAGTGCCGTACGCTTCGGTTACCAGCTCAGCCTGTAGTTGGGCTAGCTCAGTTAAAACTACTCCCTCTGCTGGACTTACAACCCCAGGTTGTCCAAATGGACCAGGGCCGGTACCGTCTCCAGGCTTTAATCCTGGGGGTGCCTCTCCGTTTGGAAGGATGCCTGTTAAAGAAGCAATGGACGAAGCAATTTGATTACGTACTAGCTGGATAGCCCCATCAGCCTTAGCGTCAGAAATGAGCTCGGCTCTAATTTCTTCAAGCTTCTCGTCTGGAAACTCTTCGCCTAAGTGACGCAAAGCTCCTTCACGGCTTTCTAGGCCCAGCTGCATCTTCCGTTCAATTTCACTTAATACTATCAACTTGTCTAGAGGTAGTGGTTGTGGGAAGTAAACTGTGCTTTCAAAAGTTGTTGGGCTGTTTAAATCTAAAGCTGGAAGCTGGTAGTTCTTGATAGGACCATTAACCATTGGGTTATAGATAAAGACTTCTGGCTCTTTAAAGGCAAGAGTCTTAAGAACTAGGCTATTAATCTTCTGTATGCCTTCGCCGTATTGAATAAGCTTTTGATTATAACGATTCATCAACGGCTGATATTGAATTGAAAGAGCAACTCCGGAGGTATTAGAGATTGGCTGTACTTGACCTAGAGCTGTCTCTGGAACTCCTACCATTTCGTGCATAGCTCTTTTAACAGTTTCTAGATACTGTAGACCGCCCGCTAAGCCTGAACCGCCACCTTCTAGGTTAAATACTTGAGCATCTTTTGGAAGACCGCCCCAAACCTTCTTAGGACCCTTTTCTAGAGAAGACGCCTTAGCACCGATAATAACGGTAACTGGAGCAGAGTGGTAGTTAATGATGTCTGCGATATCTGTTGCTACCTCATTGTAATTTCTATTTAAGACGATAATGTCGTGGCAATCAGAAAGACCCCAAGGAGATCCAGAAATACGCACATTTGGAATATGGACGATAGGAACTATGCCAATTGGATTAGGGCGTGAGTCAATCATCTCGTCATTGATATACTCTTCAATGCGATCATCAGTAAGAATTTCAGTATAGGTATAAACCTGACGAGTACCTTCTGCAGATGTGCCCCAGAAACGATACTTAAGCTTAAAACGAATTAGGCGGGAACGATCGTGTGGATGAAACTCTGGAAAACAAAAAGAAGCGTTTAGCGGAAGAATGCGTACCTTACCTGGGTTAGCGCGACCAATAGGATCAACGTAAGCTTCTTCGTAAGCTACTTTAACAAAACAATCTCCTGAGACTCCGCCAAACGCTTCTTTTTGTTTTCCAG